GGTCAAACGCCGGCGCGTAGCACGACTTTAGTTCTGAAAAATGTTGGGGCTAATGGTGGCACCCTCTCTACTTATAGCGGGGCCAATACAGGCGCCATGGCTCTTCCTTCCCCTGCCGCAGTTACCGGGGCGCTTGACACGACCCTAAATACTTTAGCAACATCAATTGATCCGGCTCAATTTGCGTGTACATACAAAGTACCGAACGCCAACTGGGCTAAAGCGGGTAAAGCGACTAATTGGCGCGGCCGCAACACGAGCGAGGCTGAACTTGCCAAACTTCAAAAAACAATAAACGCCGCCTGTAATGCGCAGCGCACACAAGCATCTAAAAGCGCCGTGGCTATAGGAAAGGCGGGTGGAGAAGCTATAGCGTCTGTTTACACGAGCGGAGCTCAAGCACTTATGACGTCGCAATTGAACTTGGCGCAACAGCAGTTAAACGCCGCCACCACGGCGGCCGAAAAGGCTGCCGCGGCCCTTGCCAAAGTTCAACAAAATCGCGAAGCAAATAAGCAAAAACACGCCGCCAATCTCGCCGCGGCAAAGGCGAAGTTCAATTCTAATCTTCAAAAGCAAAAAAATGCCGCATCGTGGGGCAAAATGCTGCGCAATGCGAAACATCGGGGGACTAAAGCCGCGACGTTTATTTTGACGTCTCCACTGGAAGCTGGTGAGGCGGCGACAGGCGCTGTAGTTGGTGCATTAAAGTATATATCAGGGTCTGTATCTGTAATTGCGACTATTGCTATTATTGGAGCGTTATTAGCCGGTTATGGTATGTTTGGTGGCCTTATTAGCTCGGGAATTTTAAGACTACTCCGATTAATAAGAGACGGGCGTAAAATTCGCTCCGCTGATGAGTTGATGCGCCCCGCGGCCAAACTCATCAAGTCTATCGAGATGGCCACCCAAACAAATGCTGTAAATATTAGAAATATTACTCAGAAACTAAATGCATCTACATCTCCCAATTCTGGTAACCGTCGCCAGTCGCCTTCAGTTTCGGGCCGTCGCCAGTCGCCGCCTTCAGGGGACAGACAAGCGTCCCCGCGGCGCGTGGCGCCTCCGCCGACGCGCCCTCCTACACACGCCAATTTATTGGCCGCGCGCGCGGCTCGGTTTGGCAACGCGGCTTACAGACAGGTGTGAAAAACATGTCATGAGCCTCCCAAGGTCCCTGTAATTTAAGACCAAAGTCACCCTAAATTCAAATGGAGTCGGTCCTTCGCCAGATCGCCGATGATATCTGGGCGTCGCTCGGGCCGGGCTACTCCGAGTCCGTGTACCACTGCGCCTTTGAGGTCGCGCTGCGGTCACGCAAAATCTACTACGAGACCGAACGAATCGTACCGGTGTTCTACGAAGGGCAGAACGTCGGGCACGTCCGGGCCGATCTCATAGTCGATCGCAAATACGTCATAGAGCTGAAGTCGGTAGGCAAGCTTGGGGAGACTTACCGAATTCAGACCCAAAATTATCTGAAGCTTCTGGACCTCCAAGAAGGCTTCCTCATCAACTTCCCGGACAAGAGGGGCGCCCTAGAGTTTGAGTGCATCGAGCGCCTCAAGGATCCCGCACCCGAGATGCTCGGCATGTACTAGAGTGTCTTGATGGCCTCCCACTGGAGCTCATTACAAATTTTGAACCAGATTTGGTCCTGGATGTACAATTTCTCTTTGGATTTCAAAAGAGGAAAGCACGGCAGGTACTGGTCCTCGCTGAGCAATTCACAGAACTTATAAAGAACGTAAGAATAGCTGAGGAAGTTCTTGCGGTTCGCGGGCTTGTGCCGCTCGAAAGGCTCTTGGATCTTGTGGAACATGAGCCTGAGCTTGTCCTCGAGAGCCTGGGGCATCGTCGGCGGCGTGATGCCGTTCAGGATCGTCGAGATGTACGCGACGTGTTCATAGTACTTGGCGTAATTGAGCTTCTTCAAGAGACCTTTGACCTTTTCATGTGTAATATCAGATAGGTCCTTGATCTTTTGCTTCTTGAATTCTGACCTTAATTTAGATATGACCTCCTCGGGAACGTTCGTGGATTCCTTGGCCTGGAACTGACTGATCCACTCGTTGAAATGGTTCTCGCGCTTGTACGAATAGACGACGTTCTTCTCCATCTCTTGCTCCTCCTTGAAGCCGACCTCCTCACCCAGGATCGTATCGGCTCGCCCGCACGCCTGGCAAATCTCTTCGCTCGTCACCGTCTCCATCACGCGCGTGTACATTTTCCCACACCCCCTGCAGGGCAGATCGTGTGGGCTAGTGCCCGATTCGACCCGCCCGTACTCACCCTCGACTTCGTTGAGGTACTTTTTGAATATATCCTTGCGCCTCACGCCTTTTCTTCCGGCCACCTTGAGCGACGCGACCTGTTGCGTCACGGGCGTCTGGTCATCGGCGGCTGTGGTATATTCTTTAATAACGGGAATGCACGAAAGCAAATAATCGACCATTTCATCTTGTGATTTGCATTCGTGTATTCGGGCGTTATACCTCGCCTCCATACTAGTGTACCCTGACTAAAGTTTTAAGAGTCCAGTTTAGGCGCCAAATAGAAGCGTAGATCTCCTAAATTGGCAATTGTGTACCTGAAAATAATTGGCATGTTCTCATTCTCAGAGTCCTGCATGAGCTGTACAGATGAGCACATATTGGTCGCCTTTGTGAACAGATTGATATACTTGAGGCTGAAGATGTTCCCGGTCTTCTTGACCGCCTCTGGGAACTCGAGGATCGTCTCTTGGTCGGCCCAGTCTCCCCGGCAGCTCAGGATCAGGTTGGTGCCCTCGCGTATGATACTCATGTCGTTCGCCAGGTTGCCCATATCGCGGGTGACCCGCTGGAAATCGACCGAGGGCAGGGTCGTCACGACGTTCATGTGAATGTCCGGGACCTCAAGGATATCCTCGTTGATGTCGAGGAGCTTGAGCTTGAAGCTCGTCGCTGACTTTTTGACCGGGTTCTCGATCAGAACATCCATGACGTCCCGACCCTCAACCTTCAGGGTCAGCGTGTCCTGATTCGTCACGGACTTGAGGAGCTTGTATATGTTCCCCATGTTGAGACCGGCCGCAATGTCCGTCGTACACTCGTACTCTTCAAAGTTCTCGGCGCCGAGCGTCATATGGACCAGGGTCACGCGGGCCGTATCGAGCGTCAAGATGTGAACCCCCTTGGACGTGAAGTAGACGTTCACATCATTGATGATATCCTTCAGGACCTCAAAGACCGACTTAACGGCCGCGGCCTGAATTGTCTTCAGTTGCATTTGGCTGTAAAATGTCCCATTTCTCTAACCCGATCCGCGACGCTGATATGCGTCAGTGACGCTCATGCTGATTCTCTCTTCCAACTCGGGCGTCATCACGGGCTGGAGGGACGCCCCGTAATTGTCGAGGTCGAACATCCCTGGAATTTCCGACCCGTCCAGGTTCGTGCACATCTTGCCGCTCTCGTCCCAGGACTCAAAGTCGCATGGGATCATCGAGACGAGCCAGGTCTTGACCTCGGCTCCAACCTTCATGTCGCCGTCGTTCGTGACGAGGGTCGGCACCCTGGTGATCTTTTTGGACGGCACGCCGTGCGTCGTGACGTTATGGAACCGGACAATCTCTATGAGGGCCGGCTGAGTCTTGATGAATGCGATGATATCCTGAGACCACTTGCACTTGTCCGAGTAGACCAGCAAGGCCATTTAAATTAAGTCGGTTTTTTTCAGGGTTCCGGAAACGCGCCAACTTTTTTCACGGACTAAAGTAATATGAAGGACATTGTGATCCTGATCCTCGTGGTGATTCTCGCGTTCCTCGTCTGGAACAGCCGTGTCACAGGCACCTATACCGCGTCGCCCATGGGGATCCCGGTCGACACGGCAGCGGCCATCCCACCCGAGATCACCGGGGCGATCATCGAGAAATTTCAGAGTGAAAATCCGGACCTGTACCCGATCGAGACCCTGTTCGTGAACCCCCAGAAGGACAACGTCTTTGACTCGCGCTTCATGTTCTTCAACACCAAGCACTTTTACGGCGCCCAGTACGACATTCAGGCGCGCGTCGACGAGGACGGATCGGTCAAAATCCTGAAGAAGACCGAGACGGCCACGTCCGACCCCGGCTACGGGTACGTGCCGGACAAGTACCAGCCCTGGAGTGGTATCCAGGGGACCCTGGACGCCCAGCTCAAGAAGGAGCTAGAGACGCCGATCCCCGAGCCCAACCTGGAAAACCTCGCCCAGGCCTACAAGCAGAACATGACCGTGACTCAGCAGAACTTGCAAATGCGCGAGTAATTCATATAACAAATTCAAGACCAGATATTAGATGGACCAGTTCTCGGCCAAGGACCTCGCGGCCCGAGAAAAGGCCAAACAATCTGCCAAGAAGGAAATGTACAAGAATATGCTCACTCAATTTTGTCGTAAAATTCGCACGTCCTATGAGCTCGGCCACCGGGAATCCATCGTGTCCGTCCCTCCATTTATCGTGGGATTCCCAAAATATGACATGGCCAAGGCGGTCATGTACATGGCCAGGCAATTGCAGAAATTAGGATATCTGGTGGACATGGTCGGACCCTTCAGCCTCAAGGTCTGGTGGACTAAATTTCCTGATAAAATTGACGAAACAGGGGAAGAGATGCCTCTGGACATATTACCGGGTCTCGTCAATCTCCAGAAGACGGCTCAGAAGTTGCGTGTGACAAAGCGAAAATAAGTCCTACGGACTTACTAAGAATGGACCTTCTCAACGAGTCCGAGCGCCGATTCACCAACAAGCTCTGTGATGCCATGATCCCTCCTATGGTCGAGACGTTCTGGGAAATTTGGCTCGAGGCCAAGAAGCAGTCCCAGGGCAAGGGGACCCCTCAGGTATTCGATGAACTTCTTCGTGAAATTAAGACGTGGAATTCTTCAATTTCTCTCAAGAATTCAGAGGCTATCATCAAGAACGACTCGCTGTTCCCCAAGCTCTTGGCTGCCGTGTTCGTGACGCACGTGAAGATCCTGAGCGCGATCCGCACCGACCGAAAGTCCAAGAAGATTACCATCAAGCTCCCGGCGACCGAGGTTTTCGTCCAGCGGTGCTATGAGGCTTGCGCCGAGGATATTTACAAGCGCCCGGACGTCATCATCAACCCGTCGATCAATGAGGACACTCGCATGGAGCAACTTCACGAGAGATTTTGTGTCAAAATTAGAAAGGTCATAGATAGTCTGATCCCGACGGCCGACATTCTGGACGCGTACCTACCGATGGGGGATAACGTGAACCTCGACGGCGACGAGGAAGAAGAGAACGCGGATCTCATGAACGAGGACCCAGCCGAGGAGCCGGAGCCGATGCCCGAGCCGATGCCCGAGAACGCCGAGGTCGAGGGCGTGCCGATGAACACGAATGAGGAGCCACCGGCCGGAACCCCGGGCGGTATGGAGATGGGCGCCACCCCAGGGGGGACGAAGACTGTCGCCGTGACGCCGTCCCTGCAGCCGCCCAGAATTCCAGAACAGAACCTTTTCGACGACGCACGTGAAAAGTAGGCACGTAAAAAACTTGGTAACAATTAATGGAACAGCATCTTCGTGAGCCGTTCAGCGCCGCCGTCATCGCCGCCGGAATCACCATGGCTTACGTGTACGGCCGGGCCAAGATGAACGGCGAGAACAAGCTCAAAAACTCGGATCTCGTCAAGCCGGCCTTTCTGGTCGGTCTCCTCGTGTACTTCATCGTGAGCCAAGGTCAGGGATATTCGCAAGATCCCGCAGTCAAGGCGCCTTTTTAACTTAAGGAATTTCGTACAATAAAATACTAAATGACGACTCTCGCTGCATTCAACGAGATGATGGGTCAGTTCATCGACGAACTCATTCAGGTGTTCCCCGATGAAAAGGCATTCCAGGACGCCAAGGCGAATCCCTGGACCAAGGACGACTTCATGAAGTGCATCAACCCATGGGCGTCCCAGATGATGCAGAAGGACGAGGCTTTCTTTTGCGACGAGAACAAGTTCGCCCGGAAGCTCAATCTGATCGCGATCTGGAAGACGGACGAGTGCACCGAGAATACCAAGAACGCCATCTGGCAGTACCTGCACTCCATGTACATGATCGCGACGACCATGAGCATGTTCCCTCCCGAGACGCTCGCCATGATCGAGTCGGCCGCCGAGAAGTGTGCCAAGAACTTCCAGGGCGGCGAGGCCCCCAACGAGGCGGCTCTCATGGCCGGTATGAATAACATGCTGGCCCAGATGCTCGGTGGAGGCGGGGGCGGGGCCAACCCATTGGCGGCCCTCATGGGCGGGGCTCGCGGCGGCCCGCAGCAGCCCCGTCAACGCAAGAAAAAATCATCTAAGTAAGTAATAGAATGAATCCTCTGGAGGTGTTTCAAACCAACAAGCTTCTCGAGTTTTGGCCGACCGCGAGGCAGTCGGCCCGTGAGCGCGTCTCGGCCACGGCGCGCTTCGTCATTTACAGCACGTGCATAGTCTACCTCATCAACCGGGATCCTCGTGTGTTCGCCCTAGGTGTCCTGGTCCTCGCGATTCTTTATTACATGCACGTCTCCCGCATGATTTCTGACGGCAAGCTCCGTCCGGCTCAGGGCGACGCGCGCGTCCCAGGCCCCCTTCGCGACCCCGTGACGATGCCGACCATGGATAACCCCATGGGGAACGTTCTCATGACCGACTACATCGACAAGCCGGACCGGCCGGCCGCGGCGTGGTACCCCAGCATGCGCGCCCAGGTCCAGTCGGTCTGGAGCCGCATTCACCCGTACGAGCGCCAGCGTGACGCCGAGCGCAACTTCTACACCGTCGCATCCACGACGATCCCGAACGATCAGGCTGGGTTCGCACAGGCTGCGTACGGCAAGCCGTTCGCGCCCAAGTGCCACGACCAGGGCGGTGCAGCCTGCGACCCGGATCGGTTCTATTCCACCTTCCCCGAGACGACGCAGCTGCGCGGCGGAAATGGCGGTGGGTACGGCAATTAAAATGTGCCTAAAGTAATAATGGGTCGTCAGGACACCAGCAAGAACATTCTCCAGCAAAACGTCTGGATCGGCCCTGCGCAGGTCGTCCTTGAGGATCAGGTCCAGGTCGAGAGCATGCTCCGCGAGGAGCCGACGACGGCCTGGAAGAAGGGCTGGTCCGAGCAGCCGTACGATTTCCCGAACTCTTACGTGAAGCTGCCGCTGCGCGTGCTTGGCCGGGACCCGATCAGCACTTTCGCCGATCAGCAGAATACTCGTTTCGTTCAGCGTTATTTTTCTAAGTAAATGATAATATGGACCCATTGGCCCTAGCAGCAGTTGTCGGTCTTGTGTTTGCCGGTAAGCGCCTCAGTGAGAATTCGGATGAATCCTCGCGGGCGACTTTGTCAGCAACCACGAAACCCCTCCCACCCATTACACGCCGTGACATCGACTTGATGGCTCACCCGGCCGATCACGCAGCGGACGCTTTTGATCTGGCCGTGACGACGCCCAATCTGGGCCGTCGTATCGGCGACTGGCGTCTCCGCCCCAAGGATGCCGTCCGGAATCTCCAGGACGTGTCAAAGACGGCGACCCGTTTTCCTTACGGCCAGCCCGTCTATGACATGGTGAACCGCGAGTACGTCACGAACAAGATGAACAATCTGTCGCCGCTCGAACAGCCCAAGAACGTCGGGCCCGGTCTCGGTCTCGGTGCGGGCGTCGCGGCCGGCGGCGGCTTCCACGATTACTTCCGTGCTCTTCCGACCAACATTAACGAGGAGAAGCTCACGACGATCGAAGGACGCGACGGCCCGCCCAATCCCGTCGTCAAGTCTGGTCTGCCGCTGATCGGCTCGATCACCAAGGAGGCCAAGGGGACGAAGACCTGGATGCGCGAGCCGGCTCAGGGCGGCGGTCAGGGCCAGGGCGGCTCCATCGTGGGCGCCGAGGGTCGCCCTGATTTCCTCAAGACTCGCCGCGCGACGATCCGCCAAGAAACGGGTCTGCGCGCCGATACGCTCGCGGACGGCCCGCCGCAGTACAACGTGTACCAGCCGTACGCCTCGGGCACGACAGCCTACACCGACAAGACCCTGACGCGCCTGTCGGGTTATCGGTCAAAGGAGGATCGCGCAGGCAACGCCGGCTCCATGAACGTTCGCAACGACCCCGTCAACCAGGTGGGCGCGGCGACCAATCTCCGCCCGGAGTCCAAGTCGGTCGCACCCGGCCCGATGGGCCCGACCGGCCTGAACAATAGCCGTGGTTACAAGGCACCGCAGTACGACGATCCCCTGAACGAGCACAAGGCTGACGGATTCAACCCACTGGCCAGACCGGCCGCACTCGACATTGCCATCCAGCAGCTCGAGAAAAATCCGATCGCGCTGCCGCCCCTTAAGGTTGTTTAAAAAAATCTAGACCCATTATAAAATGAGCGGTGGTATCGTTCAGCTTGTCGCAACTGGACCTCAGGACGCGTGGCTGACCGGCAAGCCCGAAGTTTCTTTTTACCGCTCGAACTACAAGCGCTACACGCACTTCGCCAACTCGGTCGAGCGCCAGGTGATCCAGGGCACGCCCATCGCCGGTGGCATCTCGACGATCCGCTTCGAGAAGAAGGGTGATTTGCTGACGTACGTGTACCTGACGGCTCGTGATTCGAACGGCTCGTCGATCGCCGGCCTGAACTGGTCGAACGTTATTGACAAGATCGATCTGTACATCGGCGGCCAGATTGTCGACACGCAGGACATCGAGTACATGACCGACATCGAGCCCGTGACCGGCGCCCAGAACTGGTCCCAGCGTTACCTGAACACGACCAGCACGACCATCAATAACCAGAAGGCTTCTTTCCTGCCCCTGAAGTTCTTCTTCTGCAAGGACTGGGCTGTCGCACTGCCCCTGGTCGCTCTGCAGTTCCATGACGTCGAGCTCCGCATCACCTGGTCGGCCAACCTGGCGAGCACGTCTGGCATGCCCACCGGCATCCCGGCCGGCAGCCCGGCCTACTCCAGCCTGCAGTACATCTGCTGGGCCAACTACACGTACCTGGATCAGGGCGAGCGCGACTGGTTCGCCAAGACGAACCACGACCTGCTGGTGACCCAGGTCCAGCGTGTCCTCATGGGTGCGGCCCCGACTCAGGAGTTGGCTCTGGCCCAGCCCGTGAAGTTCATCGCCTTCCCGTGCATCAACTACAACCAGCTGTATGCGACGGGTTC